CAAGTCTTGATAACTCATACGAGCATTGCCGTACATCTTGCTTTCCATTACAGGTTGTTGCGATTGCATAACTGGTTCTTCCTTAGGTTTCGCTTGAAAATTATAATCACGTTTGTCTAGATGATCTTTGCCGATATTTTGTACATGAAATTTTAGCAGGCGATTTTTAGCAAACTGTCTAAAACTACGAATGAATCTAAATGCGCCATAGTGCTTACTATCGGCTAGTTTGCCGCTGACTTGGATAACGATACCGTCATCTTCGTCTAGTGTAATAGCAATAGTTCCTAGTTTTTCGCCGTCATCTTCGTACTCAAATTCGAAAAAACGAGCTTTAGGAATATCGGTCTTTTTGCTTAAAACGCCAGCATTTTCGTCACCGATCTTGATATTAGGAAAACGTGTTTCAATTTTCCCATAGAGATCTTGTGCAATTTTATTTAAATTCTTGTTCATGTTATATTTATCACATACCCGAAGATACGAATATAGGCATAGGAGGCTCAAATTCTGGATCCTCTGCCCAGTCGCTAGTTACCCTAATACGTTCTAGAACTTGCGGATCCCATTCTGCGAGTACTTGACTCATACGTACTACTAGTAACAATGCAGATACTAGGTCATCGTGCTGTCCTTCTTTGGCCTTAAAAGTAGTACCTGCGGCGATATATGTTTTAAGTTCTGATATTAACGGTCTGCTGTTTATGGTCATTTTTTCCTCTTCTATAAGGAATTTAGCCTTAGCACAAGTTGCTATTTTATTTCCAAATGTAGTGTTAAATCCCTTACGGAACTTCTTAACATGTCCTTTGCGCGAAGGTTCGCTGAGGAATACTCCGGGGAAAGTTTCCTCTCCAAGATTATCAATAACGACTAGAGCACTTTCGCCGACAGTATTATTTTCTACACTCCAGTAGATGCTACTGAAACTATTTTCACCTATTTCGTCTGCGATATATTTTAGCACATCTCTAAAAATCTTAACTTGTTGCTGGATAGGAGTAATATTATGTTGCCATTCTGCTACTTGTATCATAGAGGGCATTTCAAATACTTCGATAGCACCATAGTCCCCACCAGTACCTAAACTAGGGTCTAATGCTACTAGATATACTTTATCTTTTTCTGGGTTCTTATACCAGCGCACTTGTCCCATCTTCCAAGCCGGCTCACGTCCTACTAAGTCTACAAGTTTGAGACTGCTAATCAGAGTTTCGTCGTAGACTAAGAATTCGCATCCGTATTCTCGACGGAAACGTTCTACTCCGATACGTCCTGTTTCAACACGCTTCCATTCTTCGTCACGATCTGGATGCTCCCACCACTCGGCACGGAATCCATGGAATCCATTGCGGCCTTTGCCATCGATTCGTGCATTTCCAAACTCGTCAAAAAAATCTTGTGACTCCTTCCAAATAATAGCAAACTCGTCTTCGTCTGAATTAGGTGTGCTAGTAATAATTGCACGACCACCAGTTGCTAGTGTTGGCGATATTGAAGTCCAAAACTCTGTAGCAATGTTAGGCTGTACGAACGCAAACTCGTCACAATATAGTAAGGATATGGACATACCACGACCGGTGTTACCAGTAGTAGTAGCTGAAACAATTCTAGATCCGTTTTCAAATTCAATACTCCCTTTATTATAGTTGACCACACCTGCACGTATGTAGTCATCGCAAAGTTCGTATCCATAACGGATACGTTGCATAATTTCCTGTGAGCCTGTGTATTTGTGTGCGGCAACTAAAATAGTTTGATCCGGGTGGAACATGGCATACCATAACAAGTAGCTTGATGCACAAGTAGTCTTGCCGCTTTGACGTGGTAGCATGTTGATGTTAAAACGATAATCATGATAGGCGGCCAGCAAGCGTTCTTGATATTCGTAAGGTTCAAATTTTACTTTACCTTTTACAGGATGTTGGATATGGAAAAAATTCTTAGCAAAGTGAAGGTAGCCGTCCTTTGGGTCGGCACATTTTAACAAGTGCTGTACTTGCTCTTCTGTGAACTTTTCTTTTGTATGCGCTTTTTTAGTTAAGACGCCGTCTAGTGATTTTGCCATACTTTATTTAATCAAAAAAATAGACCCCTAAGGGTCTATTTGGCACCTTGGACAGGGTGCTAACTGCGACGAATTTTATCGCTCCATACGAGCATTATAATCGTTACGCATTTGTTCATCACGATCATTCATAGATTTTAGTTGTTTCTTAGCAGATTCATCGCCTGCTTTTGCTTTCTTTTCAAGTTCTGCTTTATGACTTGCCTTAATTCCACGAGCATGTTCTGCTCCTGCTGAATTAGGATTATATGCTTCATCGTATTTGTTATACTTAGCGCGAACTTTATCAAGGCTCTTACCTTCTTTACCAGCTTTGGCAAGAGCTTGCATGCCGTCCTTACCGTACTTCATAACACCTTTGGCCGCGCGACTCATTGTCTTTTTATCGTCTGCTTCTTTGATTTCTTGGTACATTGCTGTTAAACGTTGAACTAATGCTTCATCAAATTGACTTGGTTCACGCAATGCGTTTGTTCCTAATACACGAGCTACTGGGCTAATCTTACCCTTACTATTCATGTCATCGCCACTGAATGTAACAGCATCTAAGCCATGTGTATGATGTTTGTGTCCGCCGTGCGCTGAATTACCCCAACCTTCCTCGTCATCATCAATAACCTCGTCCATTTCCTCGTCTGGGGAAACAGTTAATGGGCTTTCATCACCTTGGATATTTTGACTTTCATCTGCTCCCATGATTGGTTCTTCATGGCCTGTATCATCACCGTCTGCAGGTGCTTCACCTGCTTCGATGTCACGTAGGATATTCATAATGCTACGAAGACCACCTTCGCCTTGACCGTTGACATTAATCGTCATTGAAACATTATCTTGCTGACCTTGATGAGCTTGTGGGCCAATACTCATAATAGCGCCAGGCATTGGCATAGCACCGCACTCTTCTACATTCTCGTCAATTCTACGAAGTTTTTCTGCTAGAGTCTTCATGCTTTCTTCCATGCTTGGTGGAGCAGAAGGTGATGATGAATTAAATCCTTGCTTGAGGTTTCTCCAAGCTGTGCCAATCCAATCAACTCCGGATCCAATAGCCTTGCCTATGCCAAATGATGCATCTGCTGTAGTTGGATATTGTGCATTCTGTACACCGTTGTGCATATTCATTGCTTGATCGTATGCAAATTTAGTTTTATCTCCATTTAGCCCGTCTGGCTTAATAGGTTGACCCTTTATATCTTTGTAACCATTTTGTTGTAACCATAATTGAACATCGTACAATTTAGGATCACCACTTGGATCAAGGCCTGGACGATCGGCTTGTGGTTTAACATTTTGTGGTATCTGATTAGTCGGCTGATTAGGCATAGCTGGACCAGTAGGTGGAATCTTAGAGTTTCCGCCGCCAACTGCGGGTAATTGCGGTTGCGTACTTGTCGGCGGAGGCACAGGACCCGCTTCTTCAATAGCATCCATTTTTGCGATCAAATCTTTTAAATTCATTATCTTGCTCCTTTGACTATAGCAGGCATTTTATTCTGGCGTGTACCAATCGGGCTGGTATGTTTGCCATCTTGCTTAGACTGTTTTTCTTTACGATACTCTGGAGCAAGCCCGGGAACACTGTCAGCTAGGATTTGATCATTGTATCCTTTAAATTGTGTTCCTTGGTGTTTTGTTTTACCTAATTCTTTTAGTAGATTATACTTGTATTCATCATTAACCATACTGCCATTATTGCTAGGATCTTGTTCTTTTCCGATTAATGCTTCACCTGTAAGCTCATCGTGCTGATGATTAATTTCATACTCTAGTTCTTCATACATGCTGTGTACTTTAACGTGATTATGCGTTACACCAAGTCCTACTGCGATACGATCACGTATTTGTAAGCTAGTAGCTGGATAATTTGTTTCAACATCATAGACTGTCATTTCTGTATTTCTGTGCTCTGGAAATTCTGTTTGACGCTCGCTAATTGGGGTTGTTTTTCCAGAAGATACTTTAGAGCAATGGAATTCAGCTAGACTAGCTTTGATTTGCTCTACCGCTTCCTTAGTATGTGGGCCAGCAATTTTGATCTTAAATTCATAGACCTTAGTGCTTTCTGTTAAGTATTGTTTGAATGATTTCATAGTATGATCCTAGTCATATATTTATTTTAAATTCTTTAATTTCTCGAGCAAACTATTGCGATCTGTAATAATAACTCCATCGCCCTGAATCGTAACACTGTCGTCAGAACTAGAATCCTGATCTAGTTTTTGCTTCTTGATCTGGAGATCTATCATTTTTAGCTTCTTGTCTAGCTTGGCCGTTTTAGCCTGTATAGCATGCCCTAGCATACTAGCGGCAACTTCAAATAATCGACCGCTGTAACGTGCTTCGACGTTCATACCCAGATCCATAATATCTTCGTATGCATCTTTAGCTTTTTGAGCTAGCTCATCTAGTTCAGCATCCCCTAGATCGCCCAGTCCTTTAACCTGAGGCAATGCCGCTGAAATTTTGTCATATTCACTCATGTCGCGAAGAAACGGCTGGGCTAGATCGGCCTTAACCTGTTTCTTTTCTTCTTCCTTGACAATTTTCTTGCTTTCAGGAAGATTCAACACTTCTTCTAGTTTCTTAGTCATAATATTACTTATATCTATCTGTGGCTGAATATATCATTTTCATTAAGAATACGAAATTTTAAACCTTGTTGCTTACACCATGCGCCGGCAGCGGCCCATTTAGCCTGATTCTTGATAAACTGTGATTGATTATGTGCGTTCTTGCCAACACGTTCCAATACCGTTTGGCTGGCAGGTTTAATTTCAATTAGCTCTAGTTGCATGTGCCCATTCTTGTCTACATACTGTATGAAAAAATCAGGTACATAAACTGTATGACGTTCTGTTAAAGGATCAGTGTAAGGTATTTGTATAGCTTCACTCGCCCATTTAACGACACTATCGTTGTTATCGCAGAAATTCATGAAACTCCACTCCCAACTACTCCTGTAGGTAGGCATTTTAGTCCCGACATATTTCTCAGGATGTTTCATGCTGAACTTGCCGCGAGCAAACTTAGCCATGTTATATTAAGATGTTACGAGCTTCAAAGGTATCAGTAACTACCGCAGTTCTATATCCCAATAAACTAGTTTTTTCTCTATAGGCATTTAAAACTTGAGCGACAACTTGACCTAACTGTACGTCAGTTAGTCCTTTTAATTTGTCTAGTAAACTAAACACTGATACATTTTCGACTCTAGCTTGATTAAGCAGAATGATAGCAGTTGAACTAGCACTAGATGCATCGAATCCTCTTTTAGAGAAAAATCCAACTACAGCATCAATTTCTGCCGCAGGAAAACTCACCTGCGTGGCAAAATAATTGTCGAAAAACATTTTTACACTAGTTGTTCCTGATTGAGGAACTACGGGTAAATTTCCTGAGATCATGCTTTGATTCCCGATGATGAGGCTGTAGTTCCAGTATTAGCTACTGCTCCGCTTTGTGGAAATGCTACGCCCGATAATCCGCCTACGCTAGTTCCCGTTGGCGGCGTTAGTAATCCAGATGTTCCCGAAGCTCCAATTGGAGCTATGGTATTTTGTGCGTTGGCTATTTGATTTATCACATTAGCTAGTATCGAACCGGAAGCACCTTCGAGATCTAGGCTTTGTACAAAACTCGGATCGATTACCGTAGGATCGGGGTTTATTCCCTGCTGTGGACTACGGCCATGATCGTAGTGAGCGTCTCCGAATCCCTCAACACCGCCGGCTGGATCTAGTGCTGGATCTACTGCACCGACATTATAACTAACCGCTTCATACATGATCTTCATGTCAAATTCGCGTGTTTTAGTATCAGCATAGTCTAATCTATTATGATTCCAACTGGTAATAATAGGATTGCTTAGTATATATTCAACATACTCATGTCGAGCCATTTGATATATTTTTATATAATTAAAGAAAGGATCAGTGCTACCATTGTCAAGGCCATAGCTTGTTGGAATGTAACTACTGCTCTTGGTAGCATTTCTTGCATACGCTCCTGGTACTTGAGCAGACATAGGATCTGCATAATAATAACTATAATAATTTTGCCATAATTGATTTATTAATCCCATATTATCATCATGGAATTTAATATCAATTTCACCGGGTTTATGATAGTATTGAACTACCTTCTTTCTGTTATATTGATTAAGCGTGTCTGTACTAACTTGATAACTAGGCAATGAAACACTCTTTACCAGCATGTTTATTTCAGCACCATAGCGTTGCACTATTGCAGTGTTTTGTAACGCACCTGTATTAATACCAAACGCTACATGAAATTGGAATCCAAACTTAGGAGCAAGTCTAAATTGATCGGCATTGAATAAGTCTGCGGCATGACGCCAATCGCGCAGATAGGTAAATGCATCGGATTTTAAATTATCATTAGATGTGAATGCCATACAGTATTTATTCTATGTATAAAGTGCGTAGTTAATGAACAGTCAATAAAAAGCCTGCTGGTGCAGGCTTAATATTATGCGCCTAGTACGTTATTACCAGTTTTAGCATTATTCATTACTGGTGTTGGGCTACCGATAGCTGGGACAGGAGCAGTTTGTACTGCATTATCAAAACGTATTGATAAGTCGATCATAGCTGGGCCTTGTTCACTGTATTTTAAATCTTGCCAGTTAGTTGATTCAACATAGCAACCATAGCATTCCCATGTTTCAAGTACGTTTGGAGCCATATTGCCATTACCACCGTCGAGTATTTCAATACGCATAGTGAATTTGTAATCGCCTGCTGAAGCCGCAGAGCTTTGTTCGAAGAAGTCAAATTGTTTCTGATTCTGTTCGCCTACTAGCTTACTAACAGCGCCAGTAACATCATCACGTAGTTTGATTGGAATTGGTTCCCAAGCTGGTTTACCTGCATAGTGGATCTTGCTGTTATAAATTTCAATAACTTGATCAGTAAATTTAACTTGAGGACGACTAGCTTCTGCAACTTGCTTAGTTAGCTCTGTTGTAGGAGTGCTTACGCCAAAGTTTTCAAATGAAATACGGAATCTGTATTTCAACTTTGGCATCAACATGCCTTGCGAAGCCGCGCTTTGATCTGAAGCTAATGGTACTGTAAAATTTGATAGTGCCGCGATTGCCATTTAATTTCTCCTTTATTTGCTACCTAAACCAGCAATAGCGCCAGTGTTCTCTAAACGTAATGGAATGTAAATAAACTCCACTGACTTAACTGGCTCAATAGCTATATCAACATGCAACTCATTAGCATCAATTCTGCTTGGGGTGTTGTTAGTTGTATCACATACTACTAGATGATCGTATAAAGCACGTTCGCCTGTTAGGTTGAGCAATAATTTTTCAATTTGTTGTTTGATAGAATTACGTGTAATCGTATCGTTTGGTTCAAATACATATGGTTTAGCAATAGCATTTAATTGATAGCGTAGATAAATTACTAAACGTGCTACGTTAATACGGTTTACTGCGCTAGCAACTAGTGAACGTGTATACTGTCCATATACAACTAGTCCTGTACCACCGATATAAGTGATTGGATTAACCTGTATAGCCGCTAATGTGTTGCGTTGACCAGTATTCAATGATGTTGGCATAAACACACCAGTTTGACCAATGACATATCCAACTGAGCTAGCGTTAGTTACACCGCCACGGCGTACACCAGCTGGTGCAAACCATGGATAAGAAACGTTGTCGCTTAGAGCGATTGTACGCAACATGATGTGACTTGGAGGAACAGCGATATTGTTTCCATATAAGTCTGTAGTTTCACCCCATGGGTAGTAAACTGCTGTGTTACTGTCAGTAGTTACTAGACCAACTTCACCGTCACCTGTGGCATTCTTTGTATTGTTACCCCAGGCACTTAGACTTGTTGCATCTGGTGTTAAACGTGCTGGAGCGTCTGCTACGATAAACGATAGTGCACCACGGCCTGTATTTAGACTAACTAGTGAACTTGTTGTTTCAATGTAGCCTGGGCAACATAGCAAATCATACACTAGACTGTCTTCGTCGCGAATATTTTGATTGCTGTTGAGCAAACCATTTAGTGAAGCTACAACTACTGCACGTTGAGCCTTACGACCGAACTGTCCAACACCTAGATAATCATTAGGACTTGCTGTTACCCAACGATCTGGATAATAGTAAGTCATGTATGGCGTACCTGCTAATACTGTATTTGTAGCGGCTGTATTAACATAACCAACTACATATTTCTTAACGTTGAATCCTGAACGACGTGTGTTCCATAGCAACATACCTTTTGGATATAGTGCTGGATTAGGTGCGTCAAAGTCAACAAAGTCACTGGTAATCAATGTACCTGTTGTAGCACCTGCAATAGTTTGCGGACTTGCGGCACCTGTTTTTGCGCTAGCTGAGTTAGTACTATCATCGTACCAACGTGCATCAGCAAATACGATACCGTTTTGTGTTGTATGGTCGCTGTTGGTAACTAATACCCATGCTTTTGTTAGTGCATTCCACTTGTACAAGGTTGGCCAAGCTTCTGTATTGCTTGAATTTAACCATAAATCACCGTGCTGTAAACTAGCACCTGTTGAGTTTGTAGTTGGTTGTGTTGCTGAAATAATAGGACCATTAATGTCTGTTGTAGTTGCTGAGTTAGCATAACCAACTCCCTGGTTTACAACAACTTTACCTAGAGTTGAGCAATAACCTCTCCAACGTGATCCATCATTGATCATGATGTCTAAGTCAGTAATTACTGTGTCATACCATAGTGTACCGTTTGCTGGAGTTGTTGTAGGTGCTGTTGCACTTACTGTTACCCAAGGAGTTCCACTTGACACTGAAAGTGTATTAGCCCATGCTGTAACTAGGTACTTACCGTCGCTACCTGTTGAATCAGGGCTTGCGTAGAAATTGCTAATGCTAATAGTACCGCTAGTAGTAAATGCGGCTTTGATAGGTGTATTAGTACCGTCAGTAAAGCGTATATCACCACCTTGTGTATGTGAAATTACGATTTGGTTGTTAGCATTGATACTAGCAGATACGTTACTTAATGATTGTGTTGCGGCGTTGAACGCGGCTACAAATGCCTGTGCATCTGTTGTAGCATTTCCTGCGGCAGTAAATGTAACAGCGGCTCCACTTACTTGTGGTGCTGATGTCAATGTAGCACTACCGACCTGGCTAGATGAAACAACTGAGATTGTATTCGAACCTGCTGTAAATGTGCTGGCTGTGATTATATTTGATGTTACAGTCGTTGCACCAGTTGATGCACGATAGAAAATCTTATAGTTAGCATAAGTTGGATATGATATGCTGTTGATAGTTGTAGTTGCTTCTGTGTCATTGTATTTGACATATACTTGACCTACAGGAATGTTAGCACCACCGCCTGTTGGATCTAGTGCGGCTATCGCGGCTTGGTTATTTTGATACAACTGAGTAACTGTAGTCTGTTGCATCCAGCTAGCAGTAGTACCGTTGTAATATTCGATATTAAAATTAGCACCTAGATTAACTGTGGTTGTTTTAATCCACAAGCTACCTGTTGGGAAACCAGTAGTACCGGTCAATGTTCCTGATGAATAGTTACCATACTGTGGAACTTGATAGTGTGGAGCAATAGTTAGCACTGGTGGATTGTATGTACCAGCTGTGATACCTAGTGTTGTTAGAGACATAGTACCAGCGGCGATTGTAACCTGTGCGCCTGTTGAATAGATATTCAAGAAACCATTTTGAACACTAGCTGTAATACCAGCAGTTTGTAGTGCTGTACTAGCATTAATCGCAGTAGCTAATCCTGCTAGGTTAGTACCAGCATTGGTAATTGTGTTTGAGTTAATTGAGATAGTTTGACTAGCGGTAAATGTTGGGCTAGCCGCAGTTGATGTAACTGTCGGCCAACTAGATCTCCACTGGCTCGTACCTACTTGCACCCAAGCACTGTTGCTAGCGGCAATAGTTGTTCCGCCTGTGCCATCATTGGCTGTGTTGTAGGTCTTAAACCATAGAATATGTGTATTTGAAGCTGATGAGTTTGCTACAACTGCATAGTTACCAGGTGCACCATAGCTAGCCAAAGGACTGTCATAAACGTCTAATCCATCTAAACCAGTTGATGAACTTAGATATGCTGTATTAGTAATAACAAATAAATTGTTGATTGACTGTTGTTCTTGGAATGTCTGTCCGTTGGTAGTAGTTGCGGCACCTGCATTCCATTGGAATACACCATAATTAGTTGCTGTAGTATTCCACCAGTAAGTTCCTGCTACTGGGCTACCTGTTGGTATGCTAGTTGAGCCTGTAATTTGTCCTAGGTCAATTGGGGCACGAACAACGTAGGCTTGGTTGCTAACACCTAAAAAGCTGTAGGCCGCTTGCAGACCGTATTCATTAGTTTCTCCAGCGTTAACTGGATTGCCACTAGCATCAGTTTGGAAATAAGGAACACCAAATGTTGCACCTAAGTCTGCTTGACTTGTTAGCAGATATACTGCACCAGCGTTAGCTGTCAGTGTTCCTGGAGCAATACCTGTTCCAGCTGAATTCATTTTGTTTGCTGCCGAAGCAACTACGATTAGGGGTACGGTACCTGGGGCAGCGGGTGTGTAGAACGATTCATTAACAACCGTTACGCTTATTCCTGGTGAACTTAATTGAGCCATTGTGTTATCTCCATGATGACATACTGTTAATGTATTTATGGCATTTGGACTTTTTGGCGCAGTTATAGTACCTGAAAAAGGGGCAAAAAAGGCTTAAATATTTGTATGAGACCACTATGTATATGCGGAATAAGACCGGCCGCAATCAACTATCGTAAGAACGGACGCACCTACTATAGACGTAAATGTGAATTATGTCTAGGCGGTCGTGGTGTTGCACGATGGTATCGTGCTGGCTATAGAATTAAAAATAGCTGTGACAAATGTGGATTTAAAAGTGTCCACAAAGAGGTATTTGCTGTGTTTCATGTAGATGGCAATTTAGACAACTGCCATCATACTAATCTTAAGACTGTATGTGCAAACTGTCAACGAGTCCTACATAAAGAGGGGGTTCGTTGGAAGCAAGGTGATCTTGTACCAGATCTTTAACCATAGTCATTAGCTCATCAATTGTGCCGTCGTTAACTAGTACTGCATCAAATTCTGTTCCGACCCAAGCTGTTTCGCTAGCATGTATTTTATAAGATTCTAGCATGTGCTTTGCACCTTCAAATCCTGCATTTGCATTTTCAGCAGTTTGATACCATTCGGGATCTGGTCCTCTTTTAACACGGATAACAATACCGCCTGATTCTTTGATTGATTTAATTTCATTAGGAAATCGGCAGTCGCTAATAACAATATCATCTTTACTATTACGAAGTTTATTCTCTAGTGCGGCAATCCAAATGTCATCATGGAATGCTTTACGGCAAACTTCGGTCCCCCAGTATTGTAATACCCAGCGCGGTGTTAAATTAGGCATATTCAAACGTTCTGCCCACCAAGGATCTACTTGTTCACGCCATTCGCGAGCTTGTTTAGTACGGCCTTCTAGCATAGTACGGTCCCAGCCGAACACGTGGGCAACTGCATCTTTAAGGCTATTTGCAAACGATTCTCGACGAAAACCGTGAAAGTTAGTAAGATAATCGGCAATAGTATCTTTGCCAGA